GTCTCAAACTCATACGGCACATCAGGAAATTGATATCCCAACTGGTGCACATAATCTTCTGCGAGTTGATACTTATAGCCTGCACGATATTTCACAATTTCACCATTTTGGCAAGTTCAATAAGACCTACCACTGCATCATGGATCATCTTGTTTAATTCTAAGTTATTCTTGAGCGCAATGATGTTCTTGAGGGTTTCCACATCAACCATCAGTTCAGCGTATTCATGTTGAGTGATCGTCCCCCCATTAAGGGAACCCTCAATATCATTTAACAAAATCGATAATTCCAGCACTTCTGGGCTATCTTGTCTTTCTAATAAATCAGTGATTGCTTGTATCATTTGCTCTTTCCTCCTGCGGCTTGGGCCAATGTTGTGGCCATGGAATTTATTACACGCAACTTCAATTGACAGTAAGTATCAGAGATTGGGGGCTCTACTGATCCAGGGTGGGTGCGCTGATTCAGATTTTGGATAGACTTATCCATCGCCGCCACACCCTCAGCCATGAGTTCATTGTGTGGTTGGTATGTGGAATAAAAATACAGATGATTCGATACATCTGCCAAATGCTCAGTCTGCGCGGGACTACATGACCCATGCGCGGTCGAGGCTGAGATTTCAATCAACTGTGTATACTCCGACTCACTATAGGTTGGCAACGAAATGATTGAGCATCCATACCAAAAAGGTAGAATCAACATACTACACAATATGGGAACACCAATCCAACGTCTCAGTTTTAGTTTCATAATTGGCATACCCCCGTAGGACAATCCATCACGGCTGCTGTCCCTGTTGTGTGTGTTTCATAGAAACGCTTCTTCGCCTCTTTCAGTGGAATCGCAGTCAATGGGGGCTCCTGAAGCTCTCCCGTAGCTGGATCAACATAACCCCTTGTTTTCTCACGATAAAATGTCGCGCCCTTGAGGTGTGGCAAATACTCAAGCCACAACTTCTCCATATCCTCAATAGGATAATCGTGGGGGAGATTGATCGTCTTGCTCACGGCATTGTCTACATGCTTCTGAATGATACGCTGCACCTCAAGATGATCGCGCACAGTCAAATTGTGAGTGCCCACAAAATGTTCCACACTTTTCTTCTCAACCATAAACTTCTCAAACAGCGGATGAAAAACCAGTTCAGTCTTACGAGCATCCTTCTCCCAGTATCGCCTCTCGTAGGCTGGGGCAAACATGGGCTCGATTCCTGAACTACAATTCTCAGAAAGAATGCTGACAGTCCCTGTAGGAGCTTGAGTGAGGATCGCGCAGTTACGAATCCCATGCTCCAGAACTAACGATCTCGTCTTGGCTGGCATCCGTTTCATAAATCCTGATTCTACATGCTTAATCGGGTGACACAGTGGGAACGCACCCTTCTCAATGGCGAGTAAGACACTGGCTTCATATGCTGCTTTGCTAATAAATCGATAGAGTTTGTCAATGAACTTATTCCCCTCTTCTGATCCATATCGATGTCCAAGCAAGGCCAATGTATCTGCTAATGCGGTGGTGCCCAATCCGATGCGTCTGAGATTGCCCGATTTGATTTTCATTTCATTGAGTGGAAAATGATTCACACTCAGTGCATCATCAAGGAAGCGGACAGCCAAACGAATCGTATCACCCAATGCAGGATAGTCGATCTCTTCACCAACCACAAATCTACTTAGGACGATGTGACCCAGGCAACAGGGCTCCATGGCCGACAATGCGAGTTCTCCACATGGGTTCGTGGTCACCAACTCTTCGATGTAGTAGATATTACTTTCGTGCTCTACAAGTTCCCAATTCAAAAATCCAGGTTCGGCTGAGTTGTACGCATTCTTCACAATCGTATCCCACAACACCCGCGCCTTAATGAATCTCTTATACTTCCCCTTCCAATGCAATTCAATCTCTCCATCATCCTTCACGGCTTTGATAAACGCTTTCGTGTGTCTGGATTTCACGGAGATATTCGCATGACTCAATTCACCTTTTATAAGTTTGGCGCTTAGAAATTCTTCAATGTCAGGATGTGATAAGTCAAGTGAGAACATAAGTGCCACTCTGCGTTGACCACCATTCCTGATCGGTTGGGCACAACCATCGATGAGTCGCATGAGTTCAACCGCTCCTGGCGCGACACCACGCTGACCCGCAATACTTGCACCCCTGGGCCGCACATCAGAGAAATCATCTCCACATCCACCTCCTGTCATTGACGTGACAATCATATCATACGCTGACTTACCCCATCCCTCTTTGCTATCTTTGTTTGGGTCCAACACAAAGCAATTTAATAATTGAGGATTCGTGCGACCTGAGTTATACCAAATGCGTCCACCTGGCACAAACAAATTCTTGACCAGAACATCATAGAATCGATCCACATAGCACTTTTGTTTATCTGGGGCTTCAGCAATGGCCATTTGGTGCGCCACACGGGTGCAGGCTTCTTGCCATGTTTCTTCTGGGGTGAAGGCATAACGATCATGAAATATCTTGAGTGAGAACCCCTGGGGTTCGTAAATTGGTGCATCCATATTCTGATTCCTATTTCTTGGCTAAATTTAATTCTTCCCATGCGGCAACTGCAATGGGACAGATTGGTCGAATGAGTTCTAACATAGCTAGGGCATAAACTCTGATTTCATGTTGAGCGTGGGAATGAGTTCTGAGTCTGAGATAATGAAAGAGATTGTGTAAACTCACCGTCCCGAACATTTGTGAATAAGTGGCCAACGGTAATACTGTTCGCGCCAGTTCGCGGGGGCATCCCATATGCAGCAATGAACGATACGCCACAAAACATGCTTCATTATTCAAGCGCATGATTTCTCGCATCGCTTCGGCTTCTGGATGCTGCTCCTCCGTTCGCATTTGCTTATTGGAGGTTGATTGTGTGGTAATGACATCTACTGCTGGGATATAAAACTCTTCCGGTAGTTCAGTATACCTGGCGGATACCTCATTATAGGCCCATGTCCTATGTCGGTGCCACTGCCTGAAGACGAAAATCGGTGATTTCACATCGAACGTAAATGCCACAGACTCAAATGGAGTGGTGTGGCCATTCTTGATGAGATATTGAATCAACTTAGCATCTTTGCCTTCATCAATTCCTGTTCGCCACACTGCGTCATAACTCACTCGTGCCGAGCGCACAATCGACAAATCAGATCCCATATGATCCACCAAGCGAACGTGTCCATGATCTAATATTTTCACACCATCTTCATTCATACCATCTTCATTCATACCAAAATTCCTTTATTGTTTGAGGTTTTCTTCCAATGTGCCAAATGTGTCAATGCAGTCAATCCAGAAAAGGTGCATCCCTTGATAATGTCCTTCGGCCACCGTCCAGCCAAGATCATCGCATTAATATCTTTTTCCTTCACAAATTCGGGCCAGATCACCACACTATATCCTAGCTTGATTGCCTTCTCCATCTGCTTGCCGATCTCAGCCGACCTGGGCTCATTATCGAAAACCAGAATAATCTGCGCGGCGGACAATTGTTTGGCCGTAAGGATCAAATTGGCATCTCCAGAGGCCACAGCGTTCTCCAGAAACAAACTATCAATGGGACCCTCAACTATATATACAACCTTAGATTGGTCCACTCTCTCCAGGCCATATACGAGCTTGGTGGCATCTTCAGTGGTCCTCACGGTGATATAGCGAAGAGCGGAGTCGTCTAAAGCACGTCCCGAAACCGCCACAACTGCCCCATACGCATCGTAAAAAGGAATGACGAGCCGTGGCTCATCTTTGATCGTTTTGCCATGTTTGGGGGCTATTTCGTCGAGGAAATCGCGGTAACTCTTTGTAAAGTAAAGCTTATTCCAGAATTCTTGTGGAATACCACGCTTCTTAATGTACTGTCGGCAGTAATGATCTTGGGGCAAATCACTAATCTTTTCAGCATGTTGGTAGATAACTGGATCAATGGTACCAAATCGCATCGAGGTGGTGACCTTATTTGCGTCAAAAAATCCAGGATTCTCTAACAGTTGACCCATTCGGGTGGCATCCGGTCGATTGTCTTTGAATGTTTCGAGTAGATATTCTTTGTAGAGATTGGGGGTGAGGTGTTTAATGATCGCACCGAGCCAGGTTGAGACATTGCAGTTGTGGCACTTGTAGGCAAGCCGTTGTTTATTTTGATAGATATAGCCTCGCATCTTGGTTTTCTTGGTTTGTGAGTCTCCACACAATGGGCATCGCACGTTGAAAAGGTTGTTCCCTTTGCGGGAAAACTTCTCAAAGTGGCAAGAGATAAGATTAACGTATTTGAGGTCGATATAGAGGCTCATGGTGGGTCATTATATACCAAAGTTCACTAGAATGCAAGTAAAATCTTTTACTGTCCGTGGAATGAAAGAAGGGAGAAGAGCGTTCCCCAGGGAATGTTGAGATGAGCAAGTAAATAACCAATCACGATAGCCGCACCGGTTATGATGTACTTCCACTTTTTCAATTCTGCTAAAGCAGCCTCCACTTCCTCCTGCTTGAATCCCTTGATGTTCTGAGATTCTAGAGCGCGTTTCGCACTCAGCAATTTATCAATTCTCAATGCAAGTGTCTTCAACTCATCTTCAATATCATCGTGGGCCTTCTCGGCGCTATCGTGTTTGAGTTCGTGCAGCGCAATCATCTTACATAGATTGGCGTTCATCTCCTGAATTTTTTCAACGGCTTCAGCGAGTTTATCCGAAACCTTGGCGTGTTGTATAATATCTTTTTCGATGGAAGCCACCGCGATACGAACGTCCGTAAACCCCGCAGTGCACTCAGGTAATACTTCTAATGGTGACATGTAAATGAGTCCTACTTCTTACCGTTTATCATTGTGGAAATTTGATCCGTCTTGCTCGCTGACCCCACAGATGATCCAAAGTAATAGCCCAGGACCAAACCTACGGCAGCATCCAATGTTCCGAGTGATCGCATCACGATATTTATAGAAGCCTCTGGGACTACGTAACCCAACACATACGCCTGTACACCAATATACAATGCCATGATTGCGAATGCCAGGACTCGTGGCGTCCAATCCTTTGTAGCAATCTCACGAGCACGAGCATCCTTGGTATTATCAGCACTAATTTTTACGAGATCTACATCGAGCTTCTTGAGATCGAGGATCAATTGGGCTTCTACTTCTTTGAGCTTTAACATCTGCTCAGGTGTTGCCCCAGCGATAGCCTGCATAACTTGTTCTTTGCTCGCATCGGGAGCCAATCCCAAGGCGTTAATCACGGCTGTAGTTGCCATACCCGCTAGAGGTCCGCCCATTACCGTAGCGACTGTGGGGGCAATCGCGGCAAGGACTCCACCCGCTTGTTTCAGAAAGTCCAGGTTCATGTTGATGCCTCCTCACGTTTCATTGCTTGATGATGAGCATATGCTAATTCCGACGCAGACGCATCGACGTGTTGCGTCATCTTTCTCCAATTTTGTCGGTCTTTGTGTGAGACCGTATCCCAATGTTTTTCATGGGCGGGTCGCGCTTCTTGTTCCTTTGCCATGTGATCGTCAAGATGCTGCTTGTACTGGCGGATGCTATGAATCGAATTATCTGGGGTTCGTGTTTCATCTCCATATCCATACTTGCCATGATGATAGATTCCATGTCCCCTATGGAGACCCCTGAACACGGGATTTTTCATCGATTCTTCGATGTGTGACTTGAGTGAATACATGAGTTCCTCTTTGAGCCCACTGAATGTTTTTCGTCGTACCATCGAAGCCATAACAGGTGTCTTGCGTTTCTTGGGATTCACACCAGGTTCACCACTGGGCCCAATACCAATGCCAGCAATGTTTCCTCCACCCACACCCATCTCTTCTTTAATGGCTCCAAGAAAGTCTGGTTTCTTAGACAAATCTAAATGTGAGATTCGAAACCCATGCCACCCATCTTGTGTGGCTCTGGCTTTGATCTTTTCTACATCGGCTGATGTTTTACATTGGGTGGATAATACCACCTCATGCAATCTGTCGGTCTTGCCTTTGGGTAATCCCCATAAGACCAATTCATGATCTTCGGCCATATTTATGGGTCCTGTTGGCCGTGTTGTATCGGGGGACGCCGCGCCCAGAGAATCATTGATAGCATCGGCTGGCGGGGGAACCATGTTGTGGGCATTAAGATCAAACATCTCAGGGTGTAGCTTATTGAAATCGCGCATGAGCATACCCGCTACGGCATTTGCTTCGTATTCCATTTCTTCTAGGGACATCTCTCGTCCCTCGGTTATTTGCTTGTGGTGGACGAGTTCATGTGCGAGTGTGCGAAGCACATCAGAGGTGTGGCGACCTTCTACAGCAACAACGACAACACCATTGGATGGTTGATAACTACCAAATGAAGTTGTACCTGTAGCGGATTTGAAAATGGTGAGTGGCGAATCTGTGATCCCAAGCTTGCTATATGCAAAGTTGGTGAAGGAAGCTATGAGGACATCTTGCTTTTCCGTGGTGCACTCGATTAAGAATTTCATATTACCTGTGCTTGCGATTGAATGGTTTTCCTGTCATGGCCGCATCTTCCAACCGATTGATACGATTTTCTAGTGCTACGGATTGACGAGCTAACTCTGCCTGCTCTTGCTCATTGAGCCGTTTCGAAATAGATTTATTCCACTCCCTGAAATTATTAAACTTCTCTTTTGCATCTTCCTCTTCAGCGACGAGCCTCTCTTTGAGATCATTCACCTCGGTGTGGAGCACTCCAATTTGCACCGCATAGCCCTTAATTTGTTCATCCCGTGCTGCTTTGGCGGCTGAGAGGTTACCCGATAGATCCGTATACATTCCCCACAATGTGGCACAGAGAGCCAAGGCACCGATGATAGTAGCAATCGCTCCCTTCTTTTCTGCAACTTTTGGGAACAGCGTCGGAAACAATTTTAGGAGAAATGTCAAAATGGCATTCATGGATTCTTTATATTCCTCAATACCGTCACGATCATGGGATCTAGCTGCAAGTCCGTTGACACAATCGTGAGTCCTTTGATTCCATACACACGATCTGGCATATAATTCAAAAATACCAAAAAGGTTTTCAACACCGCATAGTCATCAGGTCTCGTATGATAAAACAACAGCCGAGTTGCGGCTGGTACTCCAAAAATATTATAGAGGATCACGATATGATTAAGGATTAATCTTTCCCTTAATTCTCCATATTGGGAGTAGCGCCGAAACAATCTCCGCACATAACTAAAATGCTTCAAATCCTCTTTGATTTCACTACGAATATAAATCGGTTTATCATATGCTTTGACTGCATAAATTAATGCGGTATCTCTATTCAGGTCTATCATTTCATCCATAATCAGTTAGTACCTAATCGGGTTCGTATAATATGACCCCAAGTTCATCGGTGGTCACCACCTCAGCAAGCACATCATACTCCGTGCCAGCTTGAGCGAATGCGAAATACAAATAACAAATTTCGTGTTCGGGGGAATTCGGTGGCTGAGGGCGGGTCATCCCAAAAATTTCTTCTCCCTCAGTATCATCGAACAATTCTGGCCGAGCACAGACAGGAGGAATGGAATATCCGATATCCAGAAGGACTTGGCGAACTCGTTCATAGACGACTTCTGGACGCAAGACTAGACCATCAGTGATATCGGATAGCACAAAATTAACTGATTCTCGATCCGTTGGATTAAGAAAGTCAATAGCAGTATCCGTACCAATAATGGCGGGGAGAAGATTCTCCCCCTCCATACACTCTTTCAAGTGCTGCCGAAAACCCCGCATTATCCACCAACAATCGCGTCATCTGTGTTGGCGTCACGGCTCATGCTGCCTGATGCAACAAGCGTGATATATTCCTTGCGGCCTACACGTCCACCCATCGTCACTACGAGTGTCGCTGGTGTGGTGAATGCCACAACTGCGTTGGCAGTCACAGCGATGTTGTAGGTGTTGCCTGGGTTATTCAAGGTCACGTTGGCGATACTTCCACCCGCGTTCACCTGATAACTGGCATTTGCAAATACTCCGCTACTACCAACCGTTGAAAATGTCAAGAATCCTGGGCCTGGAGTGTAGCCGGTTCCACCGTTTGTCACGGCAACCTCTGAAACATATCCTGTACCAGTCTTACGAGAGACCCAACCCGAATGGGTCATCTTAGGTCCTTCGAATGAAGCGTTGGCTTTTTCAAACGTATCCACGCCGAATACACCAAGACCCATACCAGTGACCAGTGCGCCCACTTGGACGTTTTGGTATAGCTGCGATCCGTTGGCGGCACGACCGGAAGAAAGAATATTGCTCTTCGGTGCTCCTGCTGCGTTGTCTGTCATAGTCCATAATGGCATTGTAATTCTCCTTGTTAATGATATCCCAAATCTTTTAGCTGTATGATCGTTGACTTTGCATTATGATGAAGAATGCCTATTCCACCTGCTGCTTGAAACTCCTGGACATTCTCCAGATGGTCATCAATGAGAATATTCTGCACTTGACCACTCCGTGCAAAGTTTCGTTTATTTTCCCGATATACAACATGAATATGACTCTGAGGTAATGAAGGGATGTGTTTCCGGTACCACTCTCGTTTCCCTTCTTCGACTTCCTCAAAATTATATTTCCATGGTGCACTCGGTACGGCTGTCAAGATATGGCAGTCATACTTCGCAATAAAATTCCAATATCTTTCCCAATCTGGCATCGGGGGAAGTGTTTCCCAAAATACTTCATGCTGGTTCAATAGTGCGCCCTGTTCGGCTTTTCTTAGGTGACCAGCTACCCAGGGATGTCCCAATACTTTTGCGGCACCAGCCTTAAAGTCACATATAACACCATCGCTATCTGAATAAATCACGGCCAGTGGGTTTCTCATGGTCTATTTATGCTATCTCACACCTTGACTACCGCTCTTTGGTGAGGCGGTATCCGGCATCGTGGTTACAGGCGTCACAATCGGTGCGTCCTGGAACTTATCATCAGGTCCTGGACCCTTCACCTTGATTTTATCGGTCTTTTTCTCTGGTTCTGGCGTATTGTTCTTTTTCTTCTCCGCACCTGGCTGTGGTGCTCCACCGTCCGAACTTGGCGTAGTGCCTAGATCTTGTGGGGGTGGCGTACCAGGGACTTCTTTGTTGGGTTCCTTGGCACCTTCATCGGGGAGCGCATCTTTCTTAGCGAAGGGATTCTTCCCCTTCTTGTCTGGCGCGGTATCGGTTTTGCCAGCTTTCTTATCTTTTGCTGCTTTGAAGACTTCTTGAATCGTTGTATTATTGATACCCCTGATTCCCCAGGGTTTCATGGTCATTTCTTTTAATGGTGCACGAGTCACCTGTTCTGGGTGCGCCTTTGCTGCGCCGAGACGGTATCTATTGCGGGCTGGAGCCACACGTTCTGGCTTGATATTCAAATGTCCCGTATCATGCACATGAATAACCGTGTGGACTTGACCGGCATGTGGGCCCACTTTAGGAATAACGCGATCTCCAACTTTATAGGCAAGACTTTCCCCATCTTCATTGAAGGCCATTTCAAACGCTTCATTCATTTTTATCGTCTTGTTTGCCTGTTGATCCACTCCACCTTGTGCGAGATTCTTACGCACATTGTCATTGGTGTTATCATGCTTCACAAGTGCGGTCTTCAATTCTTGGGTTGCATCAACGGGTGCTGGCTTCTTTGGTGCTAGACGTTCGTGGTCTGAAACTCTTTCTCGTGGGGTTAATTCTTCACGGAGAGATTTTGGTTCTGGGATCTGCTTGCCTCCTCGTTGACGATACCCCAAGACGGTTGCGGCGTCGTTTTGTTGGTCTCCATACTTCCACATGGCTTTCTTATCATGAGCGCCAATGGCCTTCTCGGCTTCTGCGGCATCCTTCATAATATAGCGCAATTCGGCATCAGTCTTGTGATGATAAGGATGTCCAGGCAACACATGATACTCTTTTTTCTTCCTCTTTTCTGGAGAGACTCGTGGGTCACTGAGGTGTGAAGGAAGTCGGCTCATCATGGCATCCCCATACTTGTAGCTTTCATTCTGTGTCTTCTGTGGCTTCTCCCATACTGAAATGTCTGGGTGAAAATCGTGCGTTCCGACAAGGTATTTCTTCAATTCCTTAGGATCTTTGTGTGTTCGGTACCGCAAGACCTCCTGTCGTTTCCCATGAAGGTGCACATGATAGACATGAGGAAATTCATTGGCTTCTTTGAGTTGTCTTCCCCCACGTTGCCGATACGCAAGGATATCTTGTGCTTTGCCCCGTTGTGCGGCATATTCTTCTCCAACGGCAAGGTCATGGTGTCTTTT